CGTTTTATTGCGTTTTTAAATTCTTTCCAATTAGTAGGAGCTAAATATTTACCTTTGGCTATTTTTATATCCTCATCATCTATATGCCAATCTGCTGCTCCTAGTAAATCTATTATATCCCTTATCATATTATTTCATTTATTAATTCTAAATCTGCTTTTCCTGTATTAATATTTACTTTAATTTTATTTATCTTATACTTTTTGTTAGATATAATAAGCCTATCATTTAGTTTTAACTTTGTAATTATTTTAGCTGGCAATGTTGCTTTAAACTTAGATAGTCTAGTTTTTTCATTGTATATTCCAGTTACATAATCAAAATAATAATTAGCAAACAGACTTTCTGAGTTAGGCACATTAGTGTCATAAAAATACTCATCAACCTCTTCTCCAAAATGTATACTTTGTCTGTTTTCAGTAGGTGTTGTAGTTCCAGTAATAATTTGTGTTAAAGTGTTTGCTGGTCTAATATATTTATCTATAGTATTGTTGTCTGTAGTAAGCATTTCATAAGTAGATGTTGTTGCATGTTTGTGGCAATAAAAAACTAGTGGTTTGCCCAAAACAGGATTCTCGTCTTGACTTACCATCCACCCTGATTGTATAGTTGTTAGCCCATGAGTATGAGATTGGTCGCTCATTCTTTCAAACATAATATGTTCAAATCCTACATCAACATCATATTTACCTCCGTCAAAAGCTAGTGGACTATCTATCTCATCACTCCTGTTGTTAAGTCTTTCGTTACCAAACTCATCTCCTGTTATTTCATTGCTATTGATTATAGCAAAAGTAGAAGCTTCTCCATAATTAAAGTTAATTTCAGAATATATGTTTGCTTTGCTAACAGTATGTTTGTCTGTGTACAAATATTCGGTTATATCATAATCTACACCCTCAGAATAATAATCATCTAAAGGCATAACTTTTATTTTTCCAAAATCAGTATTGGTAGTTCCATTAGGCAATATTCTTCTATCATCATAAAATGCTGTTAGATTAAACATCTTGAATATAGATGTTAAAAAGTCTAGCACTTTCATTTTAGGCATGTTGGCAGCTACTTCTATACCTGCTGATACTGTAAATGTGTCTGTGTTATAATATGGGTCAGAAGTATATGGATTAGTTATTGTATAGTTAGCATCATAATAAGAAGTGCTTATAGTTGAATAAGTATTAAAGCTTTGATTAATAATAACATCTGTATATTTCTTTATGACTAATGAGTTTATGTCTACATGAGTAACGCCTCCTACGGTTTTTAGTTTAAATATAGGTCTAAAAACCTTAGTCCCAAATGAGATTACAGGTATCTGTAATAAAAAAGTAAAAACCTTGTTTCCCAAAGCCTGACCAGTTCCACTTGTATCTGGAGCTATAACATCTCCTGTTTGTGAGTCTAATATCTCTACACTATATGTTCCTCCTGTAGCTCCATAAGCAGTAATATCTATAATATATTTATAATAAACCCAAGTTCTCTGACCTGAAGATGGTGCGCCTGTTATGGAAGAAGCTAGGTCTAAATTACTATTGCTTCTAGGGTCATCATTACCTGTAGGGCTTGTGTTTGTAAATGTAAATAAATCTAGAGACAAGGGTAGCTCGCTTTCTCCAATTTGTGTTGCTAAATCACCTGCTTCTCTATGAAGCCATAGATATAAATAGTAAAAAGCATTGTTTGTTGTATTAAAGAAATCTGTGCTAAAGGTGATATTATATTTTTCCTCTATTGCTTTTATAATGTGATATATTCTTATTGCAGGCTTAAAGTCTTGCATATATAAACCCTTGTGAACACCTCCATGTGTTCTTACATTTCTATAAGCAGTATCTGTTTTTACGGATGGCGTAGTCGTACTTGTATCATAGTAATAATATGTATTAGAGCTTATAAAAGGATAACACAAATCACCTGCTGTGTTCCCTGTATTGTTAACCATACCTGTCAGAAACTTATTCTTGCCTTCTGTAAAAGCCTCTTCTGCAAACGTAGTTGAATATGCGTGATTGAATGCGTTTAGATAAGCGTTTGGATAATTAGCAAGTGTTTCTAGCTCATCATCACCAAATAATCTTTTTAAGTTGATAGTTCTACCATAAAAAACTACTTTATAAGAATAAGGTAGTTGGTTTTTCATACTAACATCACTAAGACTTATAAATCCAGTCCTATAATCCTCTCCGTTTATCTTAATTAGTGCTTCCCTTTTTACTCTAGCATCAAAACCACCGTCTATATCAAAATTATAGTAGTGTTTAAACAACTTATTGTTATTTGTGCTTGCTGGTAAGTTAAATTGCTGTGAATAGTCAGTAAACACTTTAGATATATCTCTAATATCTTTTATAGAGCTGGTTATGTTAATGGATTGCTCTTCAAACAAATCCATCCTTTGATAATTAGGAAGCTCTAATAAATCTTCTGGATTTATTTCTGTATTACTAATATATAACTCTATATTTCTACGCATTATCTTACAGTATTGATTTTATCGTATGCAAACTCTATTTGTATTGTATAGTTGATTAATTTGTCGTTTAATCTTGTTCTAAATGAGAAATCATTAGATGTAGCTTTTACAGGTAGTGTTTTGTTGTCATATTCTATCCATATTCTTTCACTTAACATCATTTGCTTAAACACTTCGTTATATTCTTCAGGATAGAAGCCTGTATTTAGTGTTAAAGACTCTTTTGCGTTTACATTAAATGTTTTATACTGATGCTCGTAAGTATTATAAGAGCCATTGCTTATAATAGTAGACCTAAACTCTTCTTCTGTCTTAGAAATAGATAAATCACTACGTTTAAACATCCATAAGTCTTGATATGCACCAAATTTGTTTATAAATGTCAATTTGTAAGGTGTAAACTTACACTCTTCTATGTTTTGTACATCTATAACAGTTACTCCTTCTGTTCCGTCTACATAAACTGTATCTGCAGGATAAATACCTATTTGACTCAAGAATTTATCAAGACAACTAGAGCCTTCATAAGTACCTCCGTCTAAAAGTACTCTATCCTCATAACTATCTACACCTGCAGCTTCGTTGCTTATATAAAGTATTTGGTCTTGCCCTCTATAAGGTCCTCCAACAGTAAATGAATATATTTGTTCACCATTGCTAAAGAAAGATACACTTGTTGTGTTTACAGGGTCTATAGGTATTCTTAAAGGAGCATCATCTGGTTTTAATATTGTTGTGTTGGATTGTAAATATCCTTGTGTTAATTGAGGATTCGCTCCATCTTCAAAGTAACCATATCCATCATAAGCTCTTTCTGCTAATACAGGTGTTCTAGTAGTGGATGTTCCACTTATCACATCTGTAACTCTGTAATCTACATATATTGTTGTTGCTTCTTGCTCTGAGGTGTTTAAAGCTGGGTAATCTCCATTAAATTTGCTGTTTATATAATCTTTTATTAAGCTGCTTATCTCAAAGTTTACGTTGTTTTCTACTGCTGTAGCACTTAGTGTATAAGTAATGCTAGTTCCAAAGGAAGTGTTTGCGTGTCCATGATAAATAATCAACTCTAATTTAGCACTCTCTAGGTTCGAGTCTGATACATTGATAAAGTATGGGCTTCTTACGTTTATTTTAGCCATTTGTTTTTGATATTTTATTTAATTCTCTTTCTAAGTCTGCTATAAATGCCTCTGCTAAACTTGAAGTAAACTGACTAGCAGCATTATAAACTGCTCTTTGTATAAATTTAGCTCCATTATAGCCTAATCTCTTTATTGTTCCTTTATTATATATGCTTTGAGCAATAGCTCTTGCTGATTGCAAGCTAGTTCTACCACCTTCAGGAGTAATACCCTTGAAAGCCATCCATTGTTGTATATCACTAACAAAACCCTTAGAAGGCTTTCTGTTTGGTCTAGGGTCTAATCCTTCTTCAACATCCATAGCGTATTTAGCCATGTATATTTCCACAGTATCTCCAACCACTTTAGATTCCATACTGTTTCTTAAGTAACCAGAAGCATTTAGAGGTTTACCGTTTATAGGTGTTGATATAGTTACTCTAAGCCTTTGTATGGCTTCTTTACCTATGTTTTCTAATGCTCTCCTGATTAACTGCTCTCTATCCATTAACAGATACTTATATCATTAATCATAACAATATCTACTTCTGCTTCCCAACCAGCTAACTCATTCTCAAATCTCTCTTTGAATGGCTGACAACTCATACTCGCATCTACCAGCAGCTTATCAGCTCTTAGATTACCTCTTTTTAGTTTAGAGAATATTAAATTCATTACCTGTAATTGTG